CCCATGGCCACCGTTACCACGCCATTCATTCCGTTATCGATAGTTGACCATTCCTGCCATGTCTTTACTTCGTCAACGTGTAACCGGCAAAACGGTCTGGTCTTTTCGTCAAGCGGCCCATGGTAACGGTATCTATTCAAACCTTCCTGAATACCAAGCATGACAAGCGCGTTCCGGTAAGTATCAAAAGTGGTTGTTTGTGTCCACGTCGCGCCCTGGTTTCCAGCCGTCGTTACTGCTTTTTCCAGACTTTCCGTTATCGCTTCCGGTGCTGCCATTCCTATTTCAACGCTGGTAAGTTCCTTTACAATTTTCTGTGCGAGTACCGCGCCGATCAGGACGTAAGCATCTGAATTGTCCTTGCGTACCGTTTCCAATTTAGCAATAGTATCATCTGAATATTCAACTTCTTTTTTTACTTCTGCGGCGATGTATTTCCGTGCGTTATCCATTAGTTCAGTTTGTCCGGTTGTGAGTAACCCTTCACCGACCTGATAAAAACCTTTTTCAGTTAATAGACGTTCGATATCTTCGGTAGTGATAACGTTGCCTCGTGTAGAAGCCAAAGCAATAGCAGCAATTAGTACGCTGCGCAGTACCTTTTCAAGTTCTGCTTTGAAGTCGTCGCTGATATTATCGGCGGCTTTTATATCACTGTCTATCCGGCTCATTATTTTCCTTTACTTCTAACGGCGGTAAACTTATCCGCATCTTTTCGTTTATTTTCTTATTAGCGTAGTACTTTGCTTCGGCTTCTTCAGGTGTCATATCCGGGTTATGCTCAAGCATTATGTCAATATCAGTAATGACGTTGTATTCTTTCAGTGTTTTATATTCCTGTGCAATTTCAAGCGGGCTTTTTGGGTATGACGGCTCCACAAAGTCAACGGTTAATTCAGCTTTCACGTCAATCATTTTATCAGGCCGGTGATGGTTCCAAATGATGCGTTCCTTTTGGAATAGTTCCTGTTCGCGCTGCCGGTACATTTCTATCTGGTCTTCACGGGCTTCCATTTTGCCCATATTAGATATCTGCAATGCATAACCGGATGTAGCCTGTGCGGACATAGTGTAATTCTGCGGTGATATACCGTAACCGGAAAGACAAGTAATACCGCGTGCTTCGACTACTTTCCTGAAGCGGTCAATATCGGTCTGTAAGTCAAGTATAGATACTGTCGGGTTCTGCCCCTGTCGGTTCGGCCCCAGCGCGATAGCCTGTACCGGGTCGATAAGTATTTCTTTCGGCATGCTGTCCGTGTCAATACCTGTCATGGCAACCTGTTTAAAACTTTGAAACTTCATAAGCTGGTTCAGTAGCATCATCATTACGCCGGTGTTAATGGTCAGGTCATAAAGGTCATTTCCAGTGGTGAAGTCGAAGCGCTGATCAACCGGATAGTACCGGTCATAGATAACGAATGGTAAACACGGCGTTCCGTCCGGGTTCATGTAGGGATTAGCCGTTTCCTTCACAACCTGCTCTTGCTGCCGGTTGGTATTTACCTTTACAGTGTAAACCATGCCTTTTTTTAAAGCGGTGATACTGTCATTAGTGAGTATTTCATTATGTTTATTATCTACATCATCCGCAGTCCAGATGTAAGCCGTGGAGTAGCTCAGAGTATTGTACTTCATACCGATACTGCGGCGGCCAGGTGTATAATCGACACGTCCGTCAGAACTAATAGGTGTGCTGCCGTCCGCGTCTAGCATCAAACCGGTGTAATATTTTATAGCGATAATTTTCTGGTAATCTTCAGTCGATACGAATACGTCCGCGTTATTGAAATTAAGTACCTGATAGTCCAGCCGGCCGTCGCGGAATGAAATGTAATTGATGCAGTGGTTACATGCTAAAGTGTATTTATTTAGTGCTTTTAGCACGGTATTCTTATTCGTGCTTTTCATAATATCATCGTAAACAGTGTCAGGCGTTTCGCCGACCAGTGCCTTTCGTACCGGCGCCTGTTTATAGACAAGTGCCAATTCGTTTATTGCACGTTTGAAGATATTATTTTCTTTTGTGATAAGCCAGTATAATTTGCTGTAGGCTTCCGGGCGGAACTGCTTAGCTAATTCATCGATTAGTAAATAGTCCCAATCGTCGCGGAGGATATCTATTTTCTTTTGTACTTCTAACTTTTCGTATTCAAGCCGCGCCGTTTTTATTACTTTGTCCCATTCTGCCAAGTGATGCCTCCACGCGCATTACCGGCTCTCCGGGGTAGCTTGATAGTATTATAACTGTTTTTTTATTGTTTGTCAAGTGGTAGTTATTTTTCTATGAAAAGTATACCAGACTTATTTAATATTAATTTCACGATAGTTCCCACTTCATACCGATTACCAGCATAATTATTTTCAATAATAATATATTTTCCTTTATATATTCCCTCAACTAAATTTTCTGATAACACTCCACCGGTAATTTCTATCACTTCCGGCTCATAACAACCAACAAAACACATAACTAAAATAATAATAATTATATTTTTTATCATTTTTGTTTTTCCGACAATTCATCATTGGGGGAAAAATATTCATCACAAACATTACATGCTGCTTCAGTATAAATAATATTATTACTACCACATGTAGGGCATGTTTGTTTTAGAATATGTTTTACATCCTCATATTTTACCCATTCCTCGCCGTAAAAATTCCTTATTTCATACATGTTCATATTTTACTCCTTGCTTATTATATCATGTTTCATATTAATTTCACCGCCGCACCCTGTCCGTATTTCGGTCTGAAATGGTTAATTAAACCGTAATACCACGCGCTTCCGCAATGCGACTCTTCGTCGTGTTTTGCTTTCAGTGGTAATCGTACCGTACCGTTTTTATCTGTATGATACTGCCACGTCCTGAACATCCGGAACGTGCGCGGGCACTGGTGTCGGTTTATACGTACGGACGGCATATAGTCGTTCGCATGGTCAATCATCTCCGCCGGTGAAAAACCGTGTTGCCATTGGAAATTAAACCCTATTTTATCAACCCATGATGATAGCGAACAGTTATTATGGCTTCCGGTCGGGTCGCAGTAGTGAACGCGAACATGACTTGACCAGCGTTTTTTCAATACTTCCTTACGGTAAAAGTCCGCTCCCGGGCCGCGGTTAACTATCTCATCAAATATCTGAATAATACATCCGTTCGGCGCGTCCGGACTTTTCAGTACCTGCCATGCTATTATTGCGTTATCGTCATTCGTGCCAAAGTCCCAACTGCAATAAACAGGATGTGAACTGTAGAAGTCAATAGGATGCTCGAGTTCGTTTTTTGCAGTCCATTTATATACTAAAGTGTCATAGTTGACTATCGGCTCCCCGAGGTAAATATGCTGATATTTGTTATAATCCTCGCGTTTCATACGTTCTATTTCTTTCAGTGCTTCCGGTGATAGATACGGATTATCGTAGTAATACACTTTTTGAAATAGCGCGCGTTCTTGCTGTTTCGTAGCAAGCTTATACATAAAGTCGTCATCCCGCTGCGGATTGAACGTGAACATCATCCGGCAATAAATACCGTCTTTTGAGTTACGTAGTATTGTATGATACATATCATCAAAACTTTTTTCTGTAAGGTCTACACTCTCCTCACACCATATACAACGTAAGTCCGGTATTCCTTTTATCTGCCCGGGGTCGTTTGAAAGTCCTTTGTATATGATTTTACCGCCGATCGGCGTCCTGATTTCAGTGTTCATTACGTCGAAGTATTTCTCCCAGCCGTGCTCCTTAATCCGGATCTGCATTAACTGGTGGACACTGTCTTTTATCGATACAAGGTATTCACGCCCGCACAGGTACGTTCCCGGCTCCTGCATCGCCTTGATAAGCATATAGTCGGCGTATTCGTAGCTTTTCGCCGCGCTCCGGCCGCCATAGTGCCCCATGAGTAGTAAGTCGTCATGTTCGTATAGGCAAAGGAACGGCTCAAGTACCTTCTTTCGCAGTTTTAGCATTTATTACTTCGATTTCTATTTTACTCACAGGTTCGATATTCTTTTGTTCAATGCGCTGCGTAGGCAACCCGTCGATTGTTTGTGAAATAAGTTTATACATTGATGTGTCTTTTTTATTACGTGCAATATTTATCATATCCAGTGCAAGTTCGTCAACATCTACCTTACCGGATGCAAGTACACGCATTAAGGCACGTTTTAAGGATATTTTTGGTTTTCCTTTTTGTTTAAGTGAAGCCGCCCGCGCTGTTTCGGATGTAAACTTTTTTGTAGGATTTTTATTAGACATAGTGTGTTTATTGCGTGTTTTACGTAAAGAATATTATCCTTTTACTACTGCCAACGGAGATAACTCGACCATTATATCAACAAGGTCTTTTTGATTTTTCATAACTTCTGAAATATCTTTATAGGCTCCCGGTGCTTCATCAAGATCTTCAATTTCAGTCATTCCATGCACGATGCGCTGACTATTTAATAATTCTTTTTCTGTATCTATGTTCAGTGTCATTTGCGCTTCTTTACGCCCCATTTTTCTTCCGGCACCGTGCGAGCATGACATAAATCCCTCTACATTTCCTTTGCCTTTTACAATATAACTTCTTGTACCCTGTGAGCCAGGTATTATACCAATCTCTCCATCTCTTGCCGATGTAGCTCCCTTACGGTGTATCATTACATTTTTACCAAAATGATTTTCATACCGCGCATAATTATGATATATATTTATTATTTCATCATAATTTAATTCAGTATGAGCAAACGTATTAAGTATATGTTTTATTGTTTGCATCATCTGATATCTATTTCCTTTTGCAAAGTCGAGCGCGTAATTCATTGCTTTCAAATAATCTTCACAGTCTTTTTCACCTATTGGTAAAAATGCTAAATCATGTGTAGTTATATTTGCATGATATTTCAAACACATTTCTTTTGCTTTTTCGTGATAAACTTTTGCTATTTGCAAACCGAAATTTCTTGAACCTGAATGTATCATAACCCACACAAAACCATCACTTCCCTTTTGTATTTCTATGAAATGATTACCACCACCCAAAGTGCCAAGTTGATATTTAGCTTTTTCTATTTCTTGATGTATTATTTTAACATCAGGGTAATTTTCAAATATTTTATTTTCCTGTGGTTTTTGATGATGTGCAAAACCGACAGGTATATATTTTTTTATTTTATTTACTATTTCTAAAAGATTTTCATAAGATATTTCTGTAAGTTCTGTTTTCATTGCGCACATACCACATCCAATATCTACACCTACTGCGTTAGGTATTACAACTTCATTCGCAGCAATTACACCACCGATGGGCATTCCATATCCTTGATGAGCATCGGGCATTATTGCTACATGTTTGAATAAAAAAGGTAAATTTGCAAGATTTTTAGCCTGTTCTATTGCGCCATCTTCAATATCATCAAGCCACATTTTTATTGGTATTTTTTCTGTTGTTATTATTCTCATTTTATGTACCCACTTTATTATATATTCACCTTAAAACGCCCCCGGTATTGCGCCGGGGGCAATAATAAAGTGGACATAATTATAAACTATTTTCATAGAAAAGTCAAGTATTTTATTACACCGTCCACACGTCCTCCACTACCTTACCGCCGAAAACAGATTTACAATTATGCACACTTTCAATACAGTCATTACCCGCGCCTTTCAGTAGCAATATTTCATCCCGGGTATATTCGATGTTATCTTCAAACCACACCCCGCCGTTGTCTTTTACTATGAACCTTTTTTTTAATAGTTTCGAATACCGCATATATTACCCTCCAGATTATCATGAAAACACACGGTATTATAAAAAGTAATATTAAAACGAAGTAAAATGACATAATTGCCATATCACTAAACGGCCATGGTAATATTTTTTCAGTGATTTTTTCTGCGGCGTTCATATCATTCTATATTCAGCGGTGCCGTGCGCTTGCGCTGGTTTCATACCGTAAAAAGGTTTTGTGTCAAGTATACGACCTTCCAGCCATAACCGGTTAAGATTACTCACGTCGCAGTTAGTGGCGAAACTACCTTTATTATTACCCTGTACGAAGTTGTTTTGTACGTTGAATACTTTCGTGTCGTTAAAGCCTATCATATAAGGCTTTGCCCAGCGGTGATGGTTAAGTGATGCTTCCAGTGAGTTGACGTTGTGAAATTGCATCGGCATGACAGTATCGCATAAACGGCGAGTAGGATAGATATGCCCCTGTATTGCCATAGGATATCCCCAGCAATAATGTTGACTTTCAGCCTTAGTCCAATTCCATAACAAGTATTTGTCACACTGCATAAACGGCGGCGCTTTGATATATTGCCGTGCCGGGTAACAATAGTTTATGTGCTGGTTCATTCGTAGTGAGATAGTGTGAATATTTTCATCCGCGCGGTATTCGTTTATCAAGTGTGCGAGTTCTAACATGTCCACGTTATTTATTACCACGTCGTCATCCGTGAAAGATAAAAAAAACTCATTGTGCATTTCGTTTATTAACTTCTTGAACGTGTTTTGGAAATTATCTTCAAGTACAAAACGGACGTGCGGATATTTATTCCGCAGCTTTTCAAAACCTTCTTCATAATAAATATTTGAAAAAGTATATTGTAAAGTTATCGGGCATGCTATTTGTAAATGGTCGTTTATTGACCGCAGTAATAAGTCAACTTGACACGGACGGTCTTTAGAAAATATCAGTATGTCAAACATTTTTTTTAAATGTATTCAATACTTCATTAATTACGATACAAACCAACGCGGCATAACTTGATATCCAAATTCCTATAAATATAAAATAAATAATTTTCATCATTTACTCCTTATTATCTCCGCGCCGAGTAGGTCAGCACTTTCCGTTATTATCTGCCAGCTTTTTTTATGTTCAGGCTTATCGAACTCATCCGGTAAACCGTGTACGAACCCGCCGGTATTGCTTGCGTAACCTTTTTTATAGTCGAAGTCCAGTCCATAACAGAATATCTTTTTAAAACCGGTCAATAGTGCATATGTAACCATATACGCCGCAACCGTGACGGCCTTGTCAAAGTGTTCTTTATGTCCGGATACTTTTTGAAGTCTTTCCTGAATTGTCAACCGTCCGTTTATGATATGGTCGCAGCAAGATATGCCGTTAATAGTGTGTCCAGTCCTGCCTTGCTCTGCGCATGTTTTGCTATCGTGATGGCGTTCGTCAAATGGCTCAAACACTGTACCGTGTGCGACGGCTATATTTTCTATGTAGCACCGTGGCGTTAAGTCGACACTATCGGCGTAAAAAACGATACCCGAAAATATTTTCATATATTCAAGATATGTAGTGGTGATCCGGTCTTTTGTGTTAGCAAGTACCCATACATCAGGGAAAAAGTCATAGAAGTCGTACCAAGAATTACACCCGATTATAAAATCGCCTTTTTTATGTACGTAACTTTCTAGCGATGGGCCATGCCCAAGTACGATACATTCAGGAACGTCTTTCACACAAGGAAACTTCATGCATCTAACTCCGGGACACGCGGGTCAAAAACATCATGATAATATTGATATGCCATTTCAGTAGTTGTATTATACTCCAATTCACTCATATTGTCAAGTGTATATATCAACTCATCCAGACCTACATAGTCCCGCATACTGATATATAATTCTTTCGGTATTTTTTCTTTTATGTTCGGAGCGCCAAGGAATATCGGCATACACTTTGCCAGAAAACAATCATATATTTTTTCTGTTATCCAGTCCAATGCCCAATAATCATGCATACAACTTTCAAACGCAAGGCAGTATTTATACCGTGCCAGTACCCGCAGTTTTTCATTACTCGACGGTTTTAACGTTCCATCTTCATTCTTTATCTCGCCTTTATAAACATCGTCATGACAATATTTTACCGCGCCGAACGCCCCGCAGTTTTTAACCTTCCCAGATATATAATTCAAATAGTCCTGCTTCATATGCACAATATTAAATTCTTTTTCAGTCTTATACATTTTACATATCGTACAAACGCCGAGTTTAGATGAGAACGGAACGTGTCCGGTGAAAGTATTTTTAACCATGCCTTGTATTCCAGTTAAACGCATCCTAAAACGATTAAAAAACTGGTAATATATTTTGCTATTCCAAGTGTAGATAGTATCGTACCACTGCCATACCGACGGATTGTATGTGTGCGGGCTTATTGAATACGGTTCGTGAAGGTATAGTGAAACGTTCGCTATTCGTGCCGTTGGGTCGTCTTTCCCGACAATTCCTTGTTTAAGTGGTGGCGGTTCCGGATACATATCAATACCCCGATACTTCAATATCTTTCAAAATTTCAACATACTTTTTTGCGCCTTTTTCAAGCGTGTGATTATCAAGTATGTATTGACGCGGTTCATAGTCGTATAGACTATCGATAAACTCATCAAACCGGCTCATATCAGTACACTTTATTCCACAGCGTTCATCGAAATATGGCGCGGATGATACTTCATCACTGGTGAAAGTGTACGTACCGTAAAGAAACGTCTTTTCATCGATAACATAAAGTGGTACGTTCGCAGATAACATTTCCATGTACCCGATACCCTGGCTTTCCGTGCCGGTTAATAGAATACCGAATACGCAGTCTTTCACCGCCTGTTGTAATTCTTCCTGCTTATATTGTCCGTAAGTAAGTATTTTATATTTCATTCCGCGCCGTGTCAGTTCATCCTCAAGTCTTTTCAGTTTTTCAATAGGCGTTTGCTTCGTAACGTTTTTATAATAAATAAAGCAGTCATATATAAACGCGTCTGTTTCATCACGTGCAGGAAATAGTTCAGTATCAATACCGACCGGCCAGACGTGAATATTTGTATCCTTCGTGCATTCAAACTGTTGCATATAACTTTTTACCCATTCCGCCGGCTGTACCCAGTTTTTATATATTCTAAAAAATTCCTTTGCGCCATCAGGTAATACGACTATTTCGGGACCGATTAAGGTATTTGAAGGAAAATCCCGGCTTAGTATTTTCCCGCCTTGTAAACATCCTGTATATGGGCATATTTTATTATCGATAACATCGTGTCCAAGCAGTCTTAATCCTTTTTGCAGGTTATTTATTACTTTCCAGCATCCGTTTATTTTCCCCGGCATATCATAAAACAAACCGATATTCATATCCTTATCCCCCACTCCTCAAAAAATAATTGTCTGTTATATTCCCATGTCTTGCCGGAACGCCAGCTTCCCCGGTTATGATGTATCAGTTTTGAATGTTCATTGATAACTATTTTCTTGTTAGGAAACTTTTTTTTATATCTCATGCAAAAGTCGCTATCTTCAAAACAGGCGTCAGGATATTTTTCGTTAAACCGTACACCGTCTTCTTTAAAAAAAGCTATGCAGGCGGATGTAGTGATATTCAGTTTCGTTTCCGGTGTATGACAGGCGCATTTCAGTCCGGTTTCAATAATATCGTGCCAGCCGTTATTTCCCAATTGTGCACAAGGTTGTTTTTGCGGTGAGTGAAGTCGCGGGGCGATAACAGATATCTGATCACGGTATTTTATAAGCGGTGCCAGAAGTTTTGTTAACCAGTCGCCTTCCATAACTTCAACATCATCGTCAACCATAACTATGATATCTGAATGGCAATTATCAATACACCAGTTCCTATTTTTCGCGGCGGATTGCTGTAAACATGATGCTGAAATTAATAGTTTTTCATATTCAGTTTTAAGTAAATCATTTATGAGCGCGTTTACATCCGGTTTATTAGTCGGTATCATAATACTTACAGTCGGCATATTTTCCCCTCTTTTTCTAATATTGATACAATACTTTTTTCTGCGTTTCCGTTATGCCATTCGTCCGGTTTTTGATTGTACCATGACTTCGTTTCAAAATGGTCATACCCGATGATATAAAGTTTTTTCGGATTAGTTTCAAGTAGAAAAAACTGAATTGCGTTTAAGCCGGTAGAAGGCATCGCACCATTAACATTCTTGTAATTATCCCGCCATGTTTCATACCGTGCCCATTCGTACACTTTGCCTTGTAATTCCTTACATAGTCGCCCGTCGTTATTTAACCTGATATTTATTACCGCGCCGAACTTTTGATAGAAGTCCTTTTGCGGTGTCGGATTACACATTGCACATAACCATATGTCAGTACGTTCGCCAGGTCTGTGTCCGTGGTTCATTCTAACGATAACATCATACTGTTCAATAGTTTTGTACGCAGGATTATCAAACACGGTATTGCTATTCCCTACAAGTACCACGGTCTTATTTTCGACAAGATAACGGATTTCATTTAACATTTATTTTTGCCCTTTGCTGCCGGCTTGCTTGCGTATGATACACTACTGGATTGATTTCGCCCTGCAAGTTTTCAAAACCTTTTATTTTTATGTATTCTTTAGGTAACGGTTCAATACGGACGTGCGGAAGTTTTAAAAGTACGTTCTGAAGTGCTGTCTGGTCTGTTTCCTTGACTGTTTTATTATGGTTATCCCACGCCTTGAGCAGCTCCATAACAACCGGATTATTTTTCAAGTATATCGTGCCGGTGAGTAATTCTTTCGGATTGTAATATGTATTCAAAAAGTGTAAGCAAATATCAAAGCCGTTATATACTGATAAATAGTCAAAGTGTTTCGGATATTTTAACAATTCAGCGTCTGCATCCAGCCAGACAATATCAGATTTTAGTTCTGTCATCGCGGTTAATAATACTTCACTTTTTTGTTGTGTGTTTAGTATCCACTCGCCTTTGTTTTCACGTGAATATATTTTGTGCGGTATAAGTAAGTCGATTAGTTGCCGTTCCAATGTTTTGACTATATTTTCATAGTCAGTGCCGGCGGTGTAGAATGAAACTATTGTGTACATTAGTATTTTGACGGAACGTCTTTTATTACTTCAATATCATCGTGTAAACAAACCACTATTCCATTCCGCCAGTTTTCAAGTTCATACATAATCACTTTTGAAGTCCTTAGATTTATATCGTCAATAATATAATTTTTTTCTTTATATTTGACACAAGTGTGAAATATATTTTTAAGTGGTAATTCGTCAAGTCTCATGCATTAAAATATTTATGTACTGCGTCCATTGCTTCCTGAACGCTCCGGCAAACAGTAACGTAATAACCGACACTCAATAGATATGCATGCATTTCTTTTTGTTCTGGTGAAACATCGCCGTCCGGTGTTTTCATTTCGATAAAAAGTCCGTGGTAACTTTTAACAGGTTTCGGAATGAATAAATCCGGCCAGCCTGTTAGACGTCCCATTCGTTTCATCTTCATTGCTGACCCTATTGTTAATCGCACACCTGAACTATCGGCATGAATTGGTATGTCAGGATACCGCATCCGGTAAATGGAAACGAAGTTACTTTGTATCTGGTCTTCTTTTAAAGGTTTTTTTATTTTCATTAGTAACTCACTGTGATTTTACTTTGTTGCGGACTAATCTGCCATTTTTTATAATATATTTTCCATCCGCGTAATACATAGTCATTACATTATTTAATGTAATATGTATACTTGCACGCTTACAGTCAACTTCCTTTATTCTGCCGACAAATAACGGTGTATTTGTCTCATTATCACAAAACAATACTTCAACTCCCTCGTTCCATACGAGGAACCCTGTATTAATATTAAACGGTATTTTTATTTCAGCAAAATTTAACATAATTACTCCATCCACCTTGATATTTATAATAATATGGCGAGGATTTGCACCTCGCATAAGGGTTCACTCTCATACGGTTCTACCGCCTTCATATCTGAATGGGTAGTCATATTCCAGATACTGCATTCGTGTGCATTACTACACATATCCCCTCGCCCCCCGTCGGCACGTCTACCTATTCCGTCACACATTATTATTTCACGACATCCGAAATAGTATTAAAAAGTTTACGCCTGTACATAATAAAATACCAGCCCATATTTTATTGGGGCAAAGTACAGATGCATTTAATAATAAACAACCGATCACTAAAAAAATGAAATTATTCATAACATCCACCTTTTATTATTTTTACTTTTCCAAGCCTTTATTATTTCACGAGCATACAAAATTAGTATATATATATTTAATGATATAGCAATAACAATTAAAATAATTATTAACGTAAGAAATGTGTACCCTATTATTATTTTCATACGATCCACCTATCCAAGTTTTTCATACACTTTTCAGCAATAGGAATAAGTTCCTGCCTGCGTTCTATCTCACGTACTGCCCGCCCTGTGTCGATAGGATTGATACCGTGCAGCCGGCAAAACTTCAACTTGTATTCTACCTGCTGATTTACTTTCCTGTCTTTGTCAGTGCCGTGCGGTTTTCTATGGCAGTCTTCGCATAACGGCACCTGCAAGTTATATTCTACTGATATTTCCCTGCATCCACTGCCAAAAAATATTTCATGTAACGTCTGCGTTTGCTTTTTACATTCAACGCAGCGGAAAGTTATGTGTTTAGTGTTTTTCATTAGTAGTTAAATATCACATCTTCATATCGTGCGGAATAACCGCCTTCACGGAAACCGGTTAAACCGAATAACCATATCTGTGCTATGTCCTTATCGCTATGCCCTCGCCGCCGCCAGAAGTTCACCGACCATGCCCATATAATACAGTTATTTTTATCATCCAATAAATACGCCTGCCAGTTTTTTGGAAACTTTATTTTTCGTAAACGGCACACGTCATCGAGCCATACTTTTTTTATCTGATACCGTCCGTAGGCTTCTTTGTGTGATATTTTTTTTGGATTGTGGCTGCTTTCGGCAAATGACCAGTTATAGGCTAACCGCCATGGAATATTGTACAGGTTACACGCCATGATTAAATACTGCGGCATTTCCCTTACCCAGCCATATACGTTCTCATCTGCCGGGTCTGTCGGGACAATAGCAACGTTCGTTCCTGCCGTCGTGTATAAAATAATTGCGCACACCATTAAGGTTTTCACAATAGTCCTATTTTAAGCCTAAATATAAAAAAAGTCAAGCCTATGCGTCTTGGTAACCTTTTACACCAGCACGGACGCGTTAATCGTTCGTATTCAGCTTTAGTTAATATGTTCCATGATTTCATAATAATTCCTTCCTCATATAATCCTGAATGTCCTGTATTGCCGGAAGCCGTTCGCCCATATAATTACTACAATACCGTTGGAACATAATAGCCCGCCATTTCATAGGAGCGCAACTGCATATTATGCAGGAAAAACATGCCCTATAATTTTCTGTAAGTGGTTTTAGTTTCAATATTCCTCCATGTACATTTATAATACATTGAGCATTTTTACAATAAGTCCAGTTCAAACCCTTTTCAAGTTTTTTGTCGCGTTTCATACTCACTCCTTACTAAATGCAGTAACGATATCATCACTGCCTCCATATTTTACTTTTATCCGGTCAAAAGTCGCATCGCTTTCCAGATGGTATAATTCTTTTTCGTACCTGATCAGATGTGATATTAGTTCCTCGCCGTGATAATTCTTGACCAGTTCATTCAAGCGTTCCCGGGAGTGGTTCGGTTGCTTTTTTATGCAGTCGATTGATTGCTTTATTATTTTATGTATTATGGTCATTGGTTATTTCACACAACGTTTGCGACTATCTGAAGTCGGCTCTGCCGATAGTCGCTGTTGTGTGATGTGTTGAGTTATGCACTTCTTTGCTTTATGATATTGGTATGTTATTTCATTTTCGTTATTTGGGTCACTAAATTGCAAATGTCCATTTTTTAGCGTCCATAATTTTTTGTGACAATATTTACAATATACATCCTGATAACCGTCATTACCTTCATACCAACCAATATCATAAAGCATATTAAATCCTTATTAACTCAACATTTCACACAACTATATCTATCTGCAATAATTTCGTATTGTCTCATACCAACTGTCCTGTTTCTGGTTTATATTTTATCAACTGTCTTCTTAACCCATGCCTTTTGTCTTTTACCACATTAACGTACTTTTCGTTATCTTCCCTGTACCCTTCCATACCGCACACAAAATAAGCATCTTGTCCAAGTGCTTTTGTCCACTGCGTATCCTCCAATCGGAAACGATGATATTGTTTTGGTGGTACGTCTTCTTGTGAAGTATTATTTGCATATTTTTTTTTATCATCTGGAGGTATTGCCTGTGAATAAACAATAACAGCCATATCAAAAGCGATACACAGTCGCTTAATATATTTTGATAACTGTGCATATTCATACGCGGGGTTTCCTGAACTATCTATCGGCATCAATTGCAAATAGTCAAATATTATCCATCGTGGCTTATAACCTGAACGAAACATCTTATCGATACATCCATAGAGTTCATATCCCTTTTTTTCTTTCGAAGTGATAAATACTTTTTCATACTTCAATCTGGCAATACGTATTTTTTCTTCAGTCGTTACTATGCCCTCATACAAATTATTATACTTGACACCGGAACGGATTGCAGTAAGGGAAAGTGACGTTTCAGAAATGCTGTTATCAAGACTCCAATATATGCCCTGATATGATTTTGATAATTCTACAGCGAGATTGTCCCCTAAAAAGTTTTTTGCCATTGACGGATTGCCACCTATAACGTACATTCGCGGGCTAATATATGAACCAAATATAGATTGCAAAGCCCAATGCGCTTTGTCTATCATCAGCTTATTTTCAAGTGTGTTTGTTTCAATACGTTCGAAATGGTTTTCCAATATTTCATCGTCGCTTTGGAAGTCGTCTTCCTGTCGCATATCGGTTATCTGCTGGCTCGCGGTCTTAAGCGCAATTTCAGCCTCGGACAGTGTGAAGTGCTTTCCTACCGCCTGCAGTTTTTCGATAGCATCATCCAATAGTCTTTTTCCATATTCGTTTTCAGCTATTGAAAGATGCTCCTGAACGTAATAGTCACCGGACTTTAAAATATTTTTAAGTTGTTCGACCTGTTTCGGCTGCGACTTTGGTTTGTTCAGTGCTTCTATAACCGCGTCCTCACTGACTTTACCTGCCTTGTGTACGTTGTAAATTGCAGTATAAATGATATTAAACGGCACCGGCACCATGTGCGGCTTGATACGGTCAAATACTTCCGGATCACCGGTTATTGCTTGCTTTATTATTGACTTCATTTATTTCCTATTTCACACAACGTTTGCGGCTATCGGACGTTTTAATGTCCCGCAGGGCTTGCCGATAGCCGCTGTTGTCGGATCGTTCGAGGAGGTGCTTTATTTGCTCCCACGCTCCTTTAGAAAAGGATGTGCCACACTTATTAACTAAAATCTCAATTGATTTTATTGCTATTTCTAATTTCATCATTCCTCCTCGAATGTCCGACAACTATATCTATCTGCCATAATTGCGTATTGTACAATTTTCCCGATACCGGCAATATGGTCATGTCCGTATTTTCGTTATCAGGTCAATAATATATGCCGTCATAGATAACCCGGCTTTCATACTATCTGCCCGCAGCCGCAGGAATATCGCGGACGGTAATAAGCATGTCAGTTTCGTTCGTGGCTGTTTCATTATTTAATTCCTTTTTCTATTGGTTCTGTAGGAAGTGGCGACCAGTGAGTAATTTCACTTTCATCAACGTGTCCAATTTCTTTTCTGATCCACCATCTTTGACCGATTTCATAATATGATGCTATAAAATAATGTTTATAATTTTTATGTTTAATTAAAACATCAACATCACTTTCCGGCATTTTTTCTTTTACATCTATCCACATTGTTTATTCCTGTTATTTAAAAAACACGTCAAAAAACCCGCCCCAATAAAGCAAAGCGATATGTAATATTACTGCGATAACACCAGACCGGCAATTATGTATTTTTTGCGGCATAACTTTCCCGTGCCTTTCACATTCAATACCAAACCCGTACATCAAAAGAACTAACATTATTATTTGCGGTGCCATATTTACTCCTATGCGTATATTATACGTTATATTTTCCTTTTTGTCAAGTCTTTTTTATTTTTTTTTAATATTTTTATACATTCTTGTTTTGTCATGGTGTTTCCTTGTTTTCTAACTTTTTTTGAATATTTTCAAAGTCTTCATCTCGCGCTTTTTCATCATCACCATACCAGACTTCGAATGCGTAATTGTCAAAAAAAACTTCTATCCCGCAGCGTTCATGGTCTTGCGTTTTTATCATAGCTATTATTTTTTCATAATTGATAACTGCTTTTAAATAGTTTTTTGTTGTGTATGTATTCATCTTCTACCCCTTACTTACTTTTTTTATTATTTAATACCACATCATTAATACGTATCTACGATTGATGCATCACATTCAACTACTGGCTGATTTGTGATAGGTAACAAAATACTCTTAATAGTTTTTAGTGCCATTTTGTGCGCAATACCACCATTACTATTTACAAGTTCAGTTAATAATTTAATTGCTTTTTCAATTTCCATGTTTTACTCCTTACTTACTTTTTCTTTCGGCGCATCTGGCAATGGCATCCAAGCATCAATACCCGCATAGCATTGATTGCCATCTGACCATTTAATTATTGTTTCGCCTTTCGGATTTTTATATTTTAGACGCATCATTACCCAATATGAACCAGCAAAATATACCAATACTTCTTTTTCAATTTCTGGCAATTTATCGTTTGCATTAATCCATTCCATTTATTACCCCTTATTTTTTTTTATCAGTTCTACCACGTCCTGAATATCAGGATAAGACTTTTTTATGTGGACAAGGTTATCGAGTTCCGGGACGATGCGTTCTGAAATAATGTGCTTTACTTTCGGCCAGTCAGTAACATCAACCGCGGCGGTTAAGGCTTTAGCGTCCTTTCCTACGAGGTCGTGTGCGTAGCCGGTTAAAGTCCTGTCCCAGTGCCGTGTAATATGGCATAGTGCCTTGCGGTATAGTTCGAATACGCCGATTTGTTCTTTCGTTAGCTTATACCGGCTATATGGCAGCGGTCGGGGAGTTTTCGGTTTTTTTTCGTTCAGTTTAGCACACGCAATTCCTGTTTTTGCCATTTCTTGTATTGTTTCAGGATCAAAGTTTGGTAGTGGATTGCCGTCAGCATCGTCAGGTGATAAATAGTGTGGAGTGGCGGCCGGCGGCGGAAACATGTCTTTTTCTTCGTTTAACCGATTGCTTTCGTTATTAACTGTTTGTTCATTCCGTATGATGTCTTCAGGGTGGTTTAAAGAAGTACCTTCAGGTGCTTCTTCTGAAGACGATGCGTTAGCATTGGCTTCAGGTAGATAGTCTTTTGCAGATGGTTCATTTAGCAGAGGGTATTTGTTATCCACTTCACTGCATAGGGGGTCTGTAGTTGACTGTATAGGGGTATGCATTTCACTGCATACGGTCTCTTTTGAATACTTCATATAGTGTATTTCATCTGTAGGTGAATAGAAACTGAATGTACCAGCTTTCTTTACAGTGATGTGTTTTAATAACCCTGCTTTAACGTACTTTTTCAACCTGTTCGCCAGCGCGTGTTTTTTTATTTTAAGTATCGGCAATTCCGCGAGTACACTGCGGTAATTTATCCAATAATAAATATCGCCTTTAACGATTTTAGTTATCATTTTATGTGATGCAATAAAGTCAGTAAAGTATTGCAGTATTAAAGCATCGGAGACGTCGAGATTGTGTTTTACTAAGCGTGTCTGGTCTAAACCCATAATATTATATCGCATTTTTACTTTCCTTTATTTCTTTTATTTTAGTAAAACATATTCCGCAAAAATATCGAAATCCTTCACATGCATATTTTACTTTTTGGCTTGCGATATTGAGATATTCCATCAACTCATAAGCATTGAAATATTTCATAAATGTTTTTAAAGTTGTTTTTTCTTGAATACCTATATAATTTATTTGATTAAATAAATTATTAAAATACTCGATAACCTTTTCGATTTCTATGCTGAGTATTTCATCTTTTTCTTTAAGATATTTATAATATATTTTTGCTTGCTCAACTTGCTGTTGAATATTTTCGGACATTTCTTTAGCATCCGGTCGGATAATAGTATTCAGTGTTTTATCACTTTTACCACGGTTGCAATTAAAGCAAGAAGTTATTAAGTTAAGTATTTCATCCGTACCGCCTTTTGATACCGGTACAATATGGTCTACTTCCAATACTATTTCAGGCGGTTTTTGCCCGCAATAACTACATGTGAAATTATCTTTTTTGAACACTTCAAACCGCAAGGATTTTGAAAGTGGTTTTCTTTGAACTGTCATGATTTCCCCCTACTCCTTCGTAACACCTTGAAACTTTTTGTGAATGGTGGGGAGCCGCGCAGCCCCCCACCGAAGTTTCAAAGGTACCAGTATTATAACCTATTTACTCCGAAAAGTCAAGTGTTATTTGCATGGCTTTTTCAGTTTTTTATATGGGCATGTTTCACAAGATATGCAATAATTGATTGGGTTAGTTTTATTATTATTCCACAATCTAAAAAAACATATTGCCGGGGATTTTATACTTAGTGTACAAATATATTTCTTTTTCATATTTTACTCCTTGTTTGCTTTTTAAGCCTAATAATTTTCGTATTCAAATACTACATGATATTCCGTTTCACAGAAACTTTTTCTTACAGCTTCAACAGTAACTAAATATCCGGCATTTGCCAGCGCGAGAACCATCGCGCATCTGTCGTCATAACTATCAATTTTAACTCTTACTTTTTCCATGTTTTCATCCATAATTTCCCCTTGCTTTTTAAGCCGTTATCAGTTATAATATTTTATATGTCCCCGGACGCCTCTCACTGAAGCGCACCAGCCGGGGATGTTACTCACAGTTAACACCTTTTATCCAACATTCTTTTAATAGGTCTTCGCGCAAATATGTATATCTTGAGTTGGTCAGGTAATAGATATTATTATTGTCCCTGTGACCGATAACATATTCATACTCGGTATTTTTTACTTTTACAACACGCCCGACCAAATCATCAAATTCAATTTTTACCGGAGTTTCCTGTGCGATGCGGTAGTTATTTTCATACCAATTCCATGTTGGTTGTCTTACTCTACTCCAATTAGCATCATTAGTTTTGTGTTTTTTCTCCACTATACCTTCATTCATAAAATGTTTCATTACTTTTACTTTTTCTTCTGTTCGTATTATCTGCATCATCTGCTCATCGTTCATACTTTACCCCTTATTTTTATTACTTTTGAATGGACACTGTTTTACATTTTCTACACGGTCGCAATATGAAATAGGCGCGCCATCGTCGGAATATTCACTATAATATTTGCATGTCGCCGGTGTATCGGAAACTGGTAATGTGCAGTAATATATTTCATGTTTTTCTTTTATTCTGTATTCGTGAAATTGCCAATTCCAAATAGGGTCTGGATCATCAGTCCATGTGTTTATGTCTAATCTTTCAATCTTACCACCGTTTTCAAAGTGCTGCATCACTGAAATTTTTTGTTTAAGTGTCATGTAAATAACCATTTTTTACCCCTTATTTCTCTATTTCAAGCCGTTTAGCCGTTGTGTGAGTGTTATTAACCGGCATTTAAAACGAACTCATCATATCTTTTATAAAAATCATTACATTCTATTTTTCCAGATGCAATATCATTTTCCCATTGAATAAATAAATATTTTCGTGCTTCTTTAATATTTGCAAAAACTTTTGCATTTTTCATTAAATTACATCTACTACAAGCGGCATTTAAATTTTCAAGTGAATTGTCTGTTGTAATTGAATATGGCATAAAGTGGTCATAGTGTGTACGTATTTTTCTAACGAAACCATTTATCACAATATAATCATCTAAATCTATATTGCAAAAAAAACATTTATTATTTTGTCTTTCAAGTATTTGTAATTTCTGCTTTTTTGTTAAATGTATTCTTTTTTCTCCAACTATCACAAAAGTTTTTTTTATTTGTTTATTTTGAAACTCACTACCACAATCGCATTTTGCTGTACTTACTTTTTCCTGTGATATTAAAGTATAATCATCACACTTAGGGCAATATAATTTTATTAACTTAACTGAACCGAACACATATCGTGAAGCGGTATATTTTTTTTTCATGCTGGTATCCTGTTTATTAGTTTTCTTGTTTATTTTTTGACGCCGGGAAGGCTTGCAAACCCTCCCGGCAATAAACAAGATACTACAGTATAGCATGTTTTTATTCATTAGTCAAGTATTTATTTAACATTTTTATTGTAATTTCGAGACACTCGTATACTATTACAATTATTTTCATTTTTAGCAATAAAGTCGCTGTACGTGGCTGGAAATAGCCTTAAATCGAATTCTGAAGCCACTTGTACGACCGCTTTATTGTTTCTGGTTTCAATAATCCGGCTTTTGCCCATTCGAGGTACTTTTTCTTGCGTTTCCGTTGTGTCCGTTTCATCGTTTCTGACTGTATACGACGCCTGTTTTCATCTGCCAGTTCTTTATAGTGCTGGCAATAGTCCTCATACACTTCCCAGCGTCCATCACAACTTTCCAACGTCTCGACACGGGATGCGATAATATATGCTTTCAATGTCTTAAACTTTACGGATGAATTGTATTTAAGAAACATATCCACTTCCCGTCCATGATCAAGCATGTATTCCTGCCAATACGTTTTCTTTTTATACACTTTTTTTGTTTCCTCTACGTGCTGTCCGTGCATGATAGTCATACCGTATCTGTGAGGATGTTTAGAAGGTCTCTCCGGATCTTTTGTCATTTGCCGGATAACTTTGCCGTCTTTATCATAGATGCGTAGGCATGTGTAGCATTTCCTTGAACTATTTAATATTTCCTGTCCGCAGCATTTCATATCAGGTTATTCCTCATTAAGCGGTCTTCGTATGCCATTTCTTCGCGAAGTTTTTTGTTGTGTTCGATGCGGTCATGTTCATCTTTCCTGCCGTCCATAAATCCCTCAGCATACCCGCGTTCAAATGCTTTTTCATACTCTTTTTTTAACAAGTCAATAGTTTCCTCTAACTCGTGATATTTATTTTTTATATCGTGGATTATTTCACATGCTGATGTCATTGTTTTATCTCCACATTGAATATTTTTTCGAATATTTCATAAAATTGTTTTTCATATTTTTTTTTTATTTCTTCGCTTGACATCGGAATTATTTCTTCCATTTGTTTTTGACTTATTAGTAATTTGAAGTTTGCATTAAAGCCGAACATTACGAAGTCCTGCATTTCCCCATCATCTGATATACACTGATTTTTTATCACGTCGCATTTTTCAAGAATTTTATTCATATTTACTCCTTATTAATAACCGGCGGCAAGCCCCTCAACTCACCGCCGGCGTAATTATTCCGAAGGATGTGCGCTTTCCCATTCGTCAAAGTCAACTTGATACTTTTCTTTTGCGTATTGCTTTAAAGTATCGGCGAACGCTTCAAACGCTTTTTGACCGCACTCGCCGAAACTTAAACTTTTCAGTTTTATAAACAATACTTTTTCGCCTTTCACTTCGACCGGTTTTTTCTTACAGTGTCCGCACTGCCATTTAATATAGTCGATAAACGCATCAAACTTTAAAAGGTTTTTATCGTCTTCGTATCCGTGCAGGTACTGCATAAAGGCAAATATTAACCGGTGGTAACGTAGCCGCCGACTATCCGCATGAAAAATTATAGTCCGTTCAATTTCCGTAATAATTTTTTCTTTATCGGATGTTTTCGCAATATGCAAAAAACGGTTCAAAACTTTCATCAAATAGTCAGCGGTTATCATTAGAAGGGCACCTCTTCTTCATTTCCTACAGGCGGTTCCGGTATGTCGCTTGTGTCCATTTCTACCGGCGGCGGTGCAATAGCTTTTGCTTTTATTTCATCAATCCACTTGAATGAATGTTCTTTTGCCAGTTCCGGAATAAGCTTTTCAGTACCTTTTGCAGCGCCCATGATACTCGCAACATTCGTATATTTTTTACCGTCTTTCTCATTTTGTGCGATTGATAAAAGGCAATTCACGCCGACAAGTTTTTCAAGGTCAAACGTGCCAAGCTCTTCTTCTGTAAAATCGCGCCCGCGCCATGATACAAGGTCTTTCCGCAGTGTGCTTTTTTCGTGTAGTGAAAGTGTATACCTTTTGGATACAACGAACCGCTCCCCGACAAACTTTCCATCTTTAATGCGTTCGTTAATTTCCCATACGATAACAATTTTATGTGCGCGTTTTGTTTCGCCCTGAAAAGTAGTTTCCTGTATTCCGAGGTCATGAACGCTTTGGCATACTGCCTGATGTGTACCCGGTGGTACCGGTGCGAAGTCGCCGCCTTCTTTTGGTTTTGGTGCTATAATAGCCATATTTACTCCTTGTTATTTTTTAAAATATTGCAGAATTATATTCTCTACCAGCTTCGATGCTGATATGTCAAGCCGTTCTGCTTCGCGCTTGACCTTACCGATGAGTTCTGTAATCATCGTATAACTGACTGGTGTTTTCCGTGCCATATGCCCCCCTGAAAGTATATTATACTATGTTAGTCTTTTTTTAGCAAGTTCTGGTTGCGCCATTTGAAAACTTTACGACACGCCAGGAACGTTTCAATATCGAATTCCAGGTCAGTCTTGACCGGATATATTTCCAGTTCATTAGGCTCCGTGTGATATTTTTTTGTTTTCCTATCGTACACTTCTTTTGTAAGTGTTTTCGGTAACCGGATAATAAGCCGCGCCGCAGGTACTTTTTTTATCATTCCTTGTTTTGCCATCCAGCGTAAACCGGCGACGTAGCCGGCGGTCTGCAAGTGGTACTCTTCACTAATCTGGTTAGATGTTTTGAAGTCTATCATCGTTAACGTACCGTCAACTTCGGCAACAGCATCAAGCCGACCGGCAAACTCGTTGTCAATATCACCGATAAGCATTTCACATCCGCGCCATTTGACATTGTTGTCGCGTTCCCAGTTCAAAAACTGGTTATAAGCATATAACTGCATTTCATTTTCTATTTTCAGGCTGTCAGTGTTTCCGGACATCCGTGCCAGGACATGCTCCTCGAGTACTGCGTGCATATCCGTTCCGGTCTGTCCGGCTTCTTTCAATCGTACAGTGTGCTGTTTTTTAGCTTCCGTTATCATCTTTTCGAAGTCTGTTTTATTCATACCAACTTCATAGTTTTTTAAAGCGTATTCAGCGGCCATCTTAACCGCCCATGCTTTTAGGTACGGTTTGTCAAGAATACCGCATACAGTGGATACACCGGCCAATAATTTACCAGTAGCACGATTTGAATATTCGTGACACGTGTCATTATAGTCGATAAGGTCAGTTATTTTATTCATGTTCATACTCCATAATTTCACGCATTAACCGCTTCACCGCACATATTTTTTTTATATCAGCAGCAAGCATTTTTTTATTTTCAACTATGTAATGCAGATTTTCGAGTACTGCAAATGCCGCAACCTCAACCGGACTTTGTTTTTCGTTTTCAGTTTCCATATTTTACCCCCGTGATGTAGCTATATACGCCACTTACTTTTTTTGACCGCAGATAGTT